CAAGGCAGGAAGCACTTCCACTGAGCAAGGCTGTTAAACATTGCTCTTTGGAGGGGCTTCAATGCCCAGTTATCACCATCGCCAACAGTAATCATTCGAACCTTAAGAGGTTCCAAGATTGCCACGGCTTTCACACGATTATGGTGAACAGGTTCCTTTGGATAACTCAAATACCAATCTTCACCAAGATGTTGTAAGAAACGATCCGACAACATCTCTTGGTAAAAGGCTGACTTTTGTTTCCAACCCCGAATCAGGGTCTGAAAGATATAGTCTTCTATATCTTTTTGACCACTGGCAAGGGGCTTCCGGGAAACAGAAGTCAACCCTGGTTTGAGTCTCCAGGTCCCATCGGAGAGTTGTTCCCACTGAAGAATCTCTTCATGGAGGAACAACTTTCCTTTGGGATCTCTACTAATCCTTAGGTAGGTGTCAAATCGGCGATCAATCGCCCTGTCGTTCATGAGATTTAAAGTCATGTAACGGTTCATTTGAAACCTATCTAGGTTAGTGGAAAGGAGAAGGAGAGGGGAAGTAAATTTCATTCCCTTATGTCGAAGATCCGCCATAGGCAGACGATAGTCCACTGATGAGCACATGGTAATAAACTCCATGGATTCAGGGTGGTCCGTCATCTGCTTAACATTCTTCTGCCCAAAATCATCAATTAGGGTGAGAGGTTGCTGGTTATATCCATCCCAGTGTTTAATCACACTGGAGCGGGTATAACAGGCATCATCCCAATCCTTTTCGATGAAACTGGAGAACCTTTTGATAATCCGGTTCTGCAGAAGACTCTTGCCGCTACCTGGTGGTCCAGACAGGACAACACAGGTGGGCTCTAGACGGGGATGGTCAGGTTGAATAAGAGTAATCTTACTCATCCTTCTCATCTGGTCCGTGAAGAGTCCACCTGCACTCCTATTTGTATCATAGGTAGCGTGTGAGTTAGGAAGGCGGGTCTTACGACCAAGGAAAGGTACAATTCCATTCACCCAGGGTTGGATGAACGAGCGGAACTCTTTCAGAAGGTGACGGTCGGTGGTTACAACTTTCTGTAGTTGGATTGCATGTTTCTTGAAGCTTTCAAGAATCATGCCATCTGGTGCATCCAAGGCCAAAGCTTTAGATTGCATCAAATCCCAAAATACAGTTAGTCGTCGCCGACGCGTCATCTCCGAAGGAGCTGTGGCCTTTTCCAAACTTCTTCTCAATCCACCATAGAACAAATTTTGACCTTCTATTCAAACAGAGGGTCTTTCTTGTTCCATCTGGATGGAGAAGAAGTCCGCAAGGAGGCCTTTAAAGGCCTTGGGAAGGGAGTTCGTCTCGATGGGAGACAGAGTCGTTGTCATATGAGTGTACTGCTTTCTGAAGGAAAAGTGAACTTTTGGGAAGTTCACTGACCTCCAGACAGCAATACACTCTGTGTAGGAATT